GCCATTTGTGTTGCTTGCTAAAAAGCGTGCACTAACGTGTACCATACTGCAATGACGCAATACTGGCTCCTGGAAGGAAATTTCCTTTCGGCCCCAATACTTGGTCAACAACAGAGTTGGCTAAGTCAATATGCGAGCTTTTCTTGGGGAAGTCCCAATCAGAGACACTGCTAAACATTGCAGTATCTCTCATGGGAACCCCAAGGAATTTCAGCTCCCCCGTTATCCTCTCTAATGCATCATAATGTCGTGCAACAGAGATGGGTATGGGGAAGTCGGCCTGCCGGTCCGCCTTTTTGTGGACCTGTGGTCGGTAGTTTTCTTTTATGAATTCAACCGGCCGCGGAGGCTTGATGATCGCGCTTGCTGCTTCGATGGATCCGCGAAGCTTTCTTTCTTGGAGGTATAACCACGCCGCTCGTTTGGTAGCGTATTCCTGGTCTGCGACATTGTCGGAGATAGGAGTTGCCAGAGTGAACGGGTTGATTTGGAAATGTGGCTTAGACTCATTGACTTGGTAGGGCGTTAAGCTTCTAGCAAAGTCACGTGAGAGTTTATAAGCGACATACGGGACGGGAACTCTTTTGATTGCCTCCCAGACGGTTTTATTTATTCCGTCTAGGGGTTTCGCAAAACTTCCCATTCCTCCGAATGCCTCCGATAATCCAAATGGTAAAATTCCGTCCAGATCATCCAGTTCCCGACTAAAGTGTATGCGACTCTCCTCACGGATGTAGTACTCGACATCTTCGGTTGGACCTACTAGTGTTTTCTGGGCGTTAATATATTTCTTCCATTCTGGGCAACCATCACCTACATACTCTTTTGATGTCGGTCGTATGACCGTTTTCAATTTTGGAATACGTAGGATTTCCTGACCCTCGAAATGGATCTCTGTAAAGAGACCCCTCGAGTTTCTGGCTGTGATGTCTTTCCAGGCGGAGAATTTTGAGCCCATCTCTTCGGCAACACGCTTATAGGAGTCGATATAGATCAGGTTTCCTGCTCTCATTGAATCGTCTCCACATAGCTGTGATTTGCCTCTTGCGCCGGGTTGATCCGACGCCCATTGGTCACAGTATAGGTTATAACTATACAGCATAGCTATGCTGATAGAGGTACCCATCTGAAGACCCTTTTTAGAGAGGTAGGCATGGTCAGGTCCGTCTAGGTTCGCTAACCCCATTGCGAAGACGTTTGCTTGCGAATTTTCTAATTCCTGCAACTTCTCCATTGGAGTTCGGTTTTTCGGGTGTACTGACCCTTTCCAGATTTGCGGTGGGTATTCCGTTCCCGCACGTCCAGGATTTGGGTCAGTGGTTCGATTCCACTGGACGGCTACTTCTTTGATTGAGCTGAGGACTACCCCTGGTTCGGTGTGGTTGGAATCCATATCGGCGTCCAAAAACCTATCCAGACCGGGGGTTGATCTCGGCATAAGATGGTCGGGGAGTCCAGTGACGTATCTGTCTTGTAATCTCTCTAGAGGCGTTTGAGCTTGTTTATCTGCCTGTTTGAGGATTCGACGAATATTTCGCTGGTCTCGTAAAAGTTTCTTTAGAGCGTAGGACCGTAGATCTTCGTCACTGGCGAATCTTACCTGGGTTCTATCTCTCTGAATCTTTACTTCCTTATATTGCCTAGGACGCATAAGTGGGTTGAATACTCTCCGGCCGAGCAGTAGCTCATAAGTGCCGGGGGGTTCCTTCTTCCTCACAAAGGTTGTCTGTGGCGTGACCATTTTGACATACAAAGTTGGATAATTTTCCCGTAGGTCCTTTAGTTGATCGGCATACCACTTCTCGGTGGGTGGTCTCCCGGCGTTTCCAAGGGTTACCTTATCCCATTGAACTTCCGCGGGACGACGAGATAGTACTTGTGTTAGCTCATCGATTACCTGCTGAGGCCTTTCGGCCTTCGGCAGAGATTCGAAATAAGCCTTTTTTTCAAGTATTTCCTCTATGTTGTCCGCTACGTCCTCCGGGGTTTCTCCGAACGGGAATTCCGATACTATTTTCTCCCCAGGTTCACCTACCTTGCATCCAAAGAGGTCGAACTTTGAGTTGATAATATTTATCGGGTCGACGTCCCGGTCTTGATGATCGGTATGTCGATTTGGATTCTCATACATAGCATGTATCCTCTCGTGTGCTGTATCATCATTTGGGGGTAAAATCCTAAATGGTCCAGTGCATAAAAGGGCTAACGATTTCCAGTAATCATTTATGGGTAGGCCTTTAATTACGGCATCCATGAAAGAAAACGGGAAGTTGTCTGTGCTAACTGTCATATCGCCAGAGTGCACATAGTCCGCATCCTCTAGTTCCTCGAAGAATTTCCGTAGGAAACCTTCTTTGTTGGCACCCGAGGTACGGAATTTGCAACGTGGGTCGTTCTTGATCTTCAACCACATTGCCTTCCGGATTGGTTGGCAGAGTAGGTTTAGGAATCCTGAAGTTACACACGGCACTCGGACTTTTCCACCCAGCTCCGCAATCCCGAAGGGCATGAGCGGAAGATGGGCTTCAATGTCATTACAGTGTTCGCGTTTACAGACAACCGCGTGTTTCCGGTACTCCTCTAGGATATCGGCGGATAAGCACCACGTAAAAGTGTTGTGGTCCGTGATTTTCCTGGAGATATTTCCCTCGTGAAACTCGTCGTTTATGTATTGTCGTTTCCAGTTTTTGATATGTTGATATTTGTCCGGGATCTCATCTTCTGCCATCGCTGTGAATATGTGATAGTAGTAAGATACAGCCTGGATCATCCCACCATTACGCCGGTTCGACTCTAACCCAGCCCCCATGGCGGCGGCTTCAGGCACAAGAGATCCGGGGTCTGGCATGTCTTTGAAGTAGGTCCTGGCCCATTCTGTTACGCTGTCCAATCTGGGTTGCGTGACAAAGGTCGGGTTCTTAAACCTTTCGAAAGTGTTCCAAGTCTCCTCCTCGACTTTGTCTGGAGATGGACGAGGCATACACCTTCCGAGGTAACCTAAAAGACAGAGGCCATATGATGGTATATATAGGTCGCCCGTGAAAAAGGCGGCCCTATCCATGTCGGCAGAGTGAAGGGTTACTCTATTAGAGTCGTTGAGGGCTGTTACAGTCCTCGAAGACCAGTGTAGAGCAACCAGGGTGTCGTAGGTAAGCTTGTTGAGCTTAGGCTTTCCCGGGTTATCCCCGTGTTGCCAAAGAGCTCTTAGCTCGCCTGACATCTCCTTTACCAATGAGATTACAGGATCAATATCAAAGCCACACTGTTCAAAGTGTAGCCGTAATGTAGATACTGCATACTCTACTGCCCCATAAAATTGCGCGTCATCGTAGTTGTCCAGGTCTAACCACCTCAGCTCTGACCCCGCCTTATGACCTAGAGCTCCATTTTTCAGGAGCTCCGGTAAATCATCCGACGGGATCGCGGCAAGGGGTATGGATGGATGTTGGCGTGCACACACCATCGCGGTGATGTACGCCTCCACTATCTGCCCGAACTTCTGGAACGCTGCAATTTGCTGTCGGTCCTCATATACCAGCTTGTCCTTGATGTTAGGAGGGAGATCTTTGAATCCCTTCTTTCTCCAACACGCAGTTCGGTATCTTGAAACCCGATAAATTGGACTATCGAAATCTTCAACCCCTCTAACATACCTATAGTTTCGGTTATAGATTGGGTTGGTGTGTTCTCTAGTCTCATGAATTTGGAAATTCGGCTCTGTGTCTTTGTTCCCTCGCTGTATAGTAAAACGGATAGCACGCCAGTCGGGTTGTCTGGGAGCAGGTATCATGAAATGTTGCCTGTATTCCTTTTCAACCTTATGGCTTCCGGTGGACTTATACTCGATGTTGTCCTTCTCGTTTTCAGGGATGTTTTCACCCCCTAGAGTTGTACATTCATCGATGAATTCGCGCTGTGACATGTACTTTACTTCCACCGTGAGGTGTTCGTGTATGTACTCGTTATAGACGATCTGAGCGAAGGCAAAAACAGCAGCCTGTTTATGTTCAGACACGAGTGAACCATCGTCATTAACCCCAAAGTAGATATAGGCATAGCCATCTTCCTTGGATTGGTCAATACGACGGTAAGCTTGTGCAACCTCTCTTGATTGCGGTTGAACCACTAATTCCCTCTCCGGACTCTCGTCCGAATCGGTACTAGATTCATCCGCCCAATCGAGGAGTTTTTGATTTTTAGAAGAGTCGAGATCGAGGGAGCCATCCGGATTTCTCCAGACTGTCTTCAAGATAGTTAGGTACGGGGTTTCACGCTCTTTCCCTTTGGGGTTTGTGAGCGTTTCTAACTCCTCTTCCTGTTCTCCTGTCCACTTAGCAAGGCGCCCGCCTCCACCTAACCTGTATCTAAACGGGGCATTGAAGCCGGCGTCTAAATGTTGACTGTTCACACAATCAGCTATCGGACCTAACTGCTGTATCTGTAAAGAACAGACGTAAGTGTCCAATATTCGGTTGAGGTGGTCTTTCTGACTCTTGTTTAATTGGGGGTAATTATCGGCCACCCCCCAGGCCTGTCTGATTGCCTCAGCTGGCTTGTACGAAGCGTACTCCGTTGATCCAGTGTTCAACTGTTCGTTGAGGCTGGTAGCTGGGCGGAATAGCATTGTATGAGTAAGCGGGTTGCGGGGCAGGTTGTACCGGAATGTTCGGTACGTATTGCCCTTGGTATCCTTGCTGTACTCCAACTTGAGCTTGTTGCTGCGGCGCTTGCGCTGCGGGTTGAGGAGCGACCGGAGGATTTGGATTCGCTGGAGGAGCAGCTCCCGCAGGCGGTGCTGCCAATCTAGCGAGGATCTGGGCAAGTTGAGCATTTGTTTCGGCAACGCTTGCCTCGAGTCTATCCACTCGGTTGTTCCTATTAGGCGCTCTAGGCCCATCCACGGGCTGAGCGGGTGGAGGGTTAGGATTTGGCTGCCCAATAACTCCACCTGGTTGTGCAGCTCTTCCCATGCGTTTAGGGGTTGCGGATACAGGACCCTCATGCCGGTATCGGCATGCTTCTCTAGGTCCTCGTTTGTCTGCCCCTGCGCGCTTGTCGACGAGTGGGCCTCCTGTGCAGTTTTGCCCATTCCAGTATCGAGCACAGACTCCGTTCGGACAACCCGCACGGTACTCTTCGAAACTGGAAGGCGGATTAGCTGCGGGATTGGGTTGAGCTTGGTCGGGACCATTTGGTCTCGCAGCTCCTCCAGCCCCGCGACGCTCAGCTGCACTCTTGGCCTTTTTAGAGACCTGCTTCTTCTTTTCGTTCAACGTCTTTATCATTTCAGGCGTGAACTCATTTTGAAGAGCAGCTACCTTCTCATTCCACCGTGCTGGATCTTTTGCCAACCAGGTTCTGATTGGCCCTTTTAGATCCGGATAGTGTCCGAGTATAAAATTATTAATGTGGATTGTCCGTAGCCCAGTTTCTTGAGCAAGGCTGTTTCTAACCTTGATCATATTATTTTGGGTCTTGTGCTTTTCTAATCCACGAAGGTTAGCCATTGTTAGCTGGTTCATTTCAGCCAGTTTCTGCAAGGGTTCCTTCAGTAGATTCCACGTTTTAATCACTATTCTTATAGCTTCAGATTTACTTCTCTCACTAAGCTCTCGGAATTGCCACTCTCCGTACTCCTCAAGGGGACCGGGGGCGACATATACCCAATTGCCCATTTTCTGTATGACCGCCTCTTGAGCCGTGGATAACATTTTGTTTTCTATGGTCTTTAGCAGAGGCAGATTCATCATTAGGGTGAGGAATTGTATATCTGTGGAGCTGTTAAGGATAGCGGCGTTGACTTGCGTGATCTTTTCCGCGAGGACTAGATCAATGAAGTCGGAACCGCTTGTTGCCTGTTGATACCCATTTATAAACCATTCGGGGATTGTTTGCCCAAACTTAGCATTCAAATCACTCCTAATGTTTTCTGGTAGGGTAACAAAATTCCATGGCCTTAATAACGTATTGGTTCTTAGGTAGGCTAAAAACTCTCGTTGGTCCTTTTCCGTGAAATCGGAATCGTACTTTCGGTAGTCAAAACCGCTTACCTGGCCAACCGGCTCCTTCGCCTGCATAAAAGTGCTGAATGCTAATTGTAGCAACTTCACCTTTGCAATTGAGAAACTGCCGGCAAGACCAAACGTTTTCTTTAGCCATATGATCAGAGTCGGACATAGGTATTTTCGCAGTCTATCCGATCTCTTGGGTTTGCCCATGACTAACCGTGCCTCTTCGGCCAGTCGGTCTTCGACATTTCCTTTACCTTTATCGGGTTTGACTTCGATCACCTCATCTTTCTCTGGTTTTGGCAGTGGTAATTCATCTAGATCCCCTGATTGCAATACGGTTTGAACATCTCCTTTAAAAGATAGTTTAAGCGGTGTTTTTGGGGGGTCATAAATAATTCCCTCTGAGACGTACTTACGGCTGATACAACCACAAGAGACTAGTTTCTTGGCCATATTAAGTGCGCTCCTAGGGTTGGTGAATCTACCTTCAAAGTGAATTCTTTCTCTATTCTCAACTATTAAATCTACAGATCTCTTAGCAGTGCTATTTTTGCCAGGGATCGAGTGGATATAATTCTTTATAAAAACATAGTTTAATGCAGGGACATCAGGGGTAGGATTAGCATTTATATTCTTACCTAGATACACCTTATTAACTACATTCGAGAAGGGTTCAGCAGTTAACCTCTTTTCCCAGTCTTCTCTCTGTTCTCGTAAGTCATCCAGATTCTTATAGTAGATCTTAACATGCTGACGATGTGCGACCGTGATGTCCTCTTTGAGGTCTGTCCCGGGTGCATCGTCTGCAGCTCTATTAAGGTCGAAATCCAAGAGTCTGGTGTGACAGCTATAACAGACGCCGTCGATCTTTTTCAAGATTTCAATGGCGTCTCCTTTTAGCTCAGTCGGAGTGGGAGGTGGAACGGGAGGTCTAGCTGCTTTCTCCGTCTTCGGAGGTGGCGGTGGCTGCTTAGCAGCGCCCTCCTTCGGCGGTGGTGGTTTAGCAGCATCTTTCATACCTGCGGGGTTAGCGGCCCCAACAGTTGGTGTGTAGCTTTGAGGTTTAACCTCTTTAGCTGCAACCTGCTGAGGTACCTTTGGCAATTCCTTTGCAGGAGGCGCCGGAGGATTTTGGACCTTGGGTGCTTCCTTTGCAGGAGGTGCTTGAGGGGCATTTTCGGTCTGTGCTCGAGGGGGTAGAGGTTTGGCCTCTTCTCTTATACGTGCAAGTACCGAAGATGTCGACGTAGGTATCGTCTGGTCTGTTGGTGCCGGCACCGGTTTTGCAACCGGCTTACTGGCGGCGGGTTTGGGTAATGCAGGCTTGGGATTGATTTTTTCGTCCCTGTCCTTCTTCTCCATCCGCAAATTCCATTCCAAGAATTCATCACTCATGGCTTTCTTATGTTGATCGCCATTGTGTTCGACTACATTCTTTGGTCCGGACTCCATCATGACCTTTTGTGCTTTTTGAGGAGGGGTCCCTGCACCCATTCCCATAGGTATTCTGGAATCATCCCAATGCACCCATGCGTCGATGGGCATTGGGAGATGTCGAATTACCTTGGTACCGTTGGGACGAAGTTCGTCCCTTCTCCATTCTGGTGTTGACTTCGTGAAATCAGGCAGGTATTGACCCTGCTTGACTAAATAAAAGTTTTCCGAGAATGGTTGTGCAGTGGCCAAATAATCCGTAGCCGCACTGGTCCATTGATGGATAAATGGCATGATGTAGAAACCCTTTTCTGCTTCTACCACACTTACCCATAGTGTTCCCAGTTTCCAAATATTTGTTCCTTTCACTCTACCCCAGATCATTTTCTCTGGTGGGTTGACGATTCGAGCAAAATCGGTGAAGACACGGATCTTCCAAGTTGACGCCGTCGGTTCAACTACCCCTATTGGTTCTCTGAAATCAGCTTCCTTGATCGGAATTGCTGGTAGTGAACCTGATAGTAGTTTTGGGTCGTTCGGCCACTCTATCTTCAACACCTCAATAGATGGCGTTGAAAGTGTTGGGGGTGGCTTAAAGACCATTGCCGGCGGGTTTGATGTTACTATTGTAGATGTAACGGTCTGTGGACTTTGGGTCAAGGTAGCTGGTTTTTTACCATTCTTCTTTCTCCTATCCATATCCCGTTTTTTCTCCAGCTGAGCTTGCGCGGATTTAAAGCGTGAGTCATTTGGAGGGTAAGCAAAGCTGTTATCCGCCGTCTCTGCTATGAAATCTAAAACTTCATCAGTTAAGATAAACGGGTCACTGCTACTGCTATCTACGTTATTTCCGGTTTCCTTTACAGGTTTTTCAGGTTTCTCTTTCACCGGAACCTTTATCGTTACCTTTGGTTTCGATCTAGGTTCACGGAATCGGATAATCTTGTTCCCTGCTTCAGAAACAGGTTCACCTTGGTCATTGGTTAGGAACTCATCGGAATCATAGCCTGAGCCTTCGCCTTCGGAATAGCCTAAATTCGCCATTTCGTCGTCACTGGGCCCGGGGTTTGTTTCCACTCCTTGTAAGAAGTTGGGGTCGTTCTTATTGGCTTTAAGATCTTTGAGAATTTTCATAGCATCACTAGCCATTTTAAGAGCTTCCTCTTGCTGAGTTGGTGTGAAGTTATAGACTCCGTCATGAACTTCCTTTATGTACCGAGTAATTCCATCTTCGGTATCAAAGGTATCATCGTCGTAGTCATCGGGATAATTGAATTCACCTTGGTTGGCCTCATTGTCCTCGTCAGCATCCTTCTGGAGGAAGGTTTGATAATCATTATCAAATTCTTCTCCTTCCTGGCTGTCTAGAGGTCCTTGGTCGGGTTCGGGGATCTTAGGGGGATTCTGCTTTTTGCACCATTCCTCATATTTCGTCCGTCTCTCGATCTTCTCTGTGGCTCTTTGGTTTTCGTATTCTTCCCGTTCCTTCTTCTCTTGGGCTTGTCTCTCTGCCTCTTGGGCGGGTGTTTCAATGCCTCGAAGTCCAGGAACTCTTCTGATTGGACGTAATGCGGCCTGCCTTTCGAAAGCTTCTCTTAGCTCCTTATCCTCCTTTGTTGGTGGGATAGGAATCAGCTCGGGGACGCTATATCCTAATCCAGCGCGAACTTCGGGTTGATCATTCCATCCTTCTGTGGTTAGGACTGACCTGTCGAACTCCTTCTGGAATGTGGCGAGTGCCTCTTTGATCTCGGACTTAACCTCAGGGGGGGTAACTTCCTTTCTGGGGGCCTCGGGTTCTACCTTTGCCGGGCACACAATAATCTCTTCAGTAACGAAGGGACGTTGGGTGTCATGGGCATTGGCAAAAATATGTTCCCATTTCTGAGCTATCTCTTTGTCAAATATCGCCTCATAGTCGG